CGAATAGCCATGGCGCTTAACCAGGTGCCACTCACCTTTTTTCTCATCTACCCATACTTTGTTTATGTGTGGGTGTGCTGCAAAGGCCTCATTTGCTAAGGCTTGAGCGCAATCTTCGGCAGCATTAAGGTCGGTGGTTTGCGCTGATTCATCTACCGGAGCATTGGCCGTTTCTTCGGTAGTGCTTTCGGTAGCTGCGGCGTTAGCTTCTTCATCTACCGGTTCAGTTGTGCCTTGTTCGGTAGCTGCGGCTGCGTTGGCAGTTTCATCTACCGGCGTTGCTGTGTTTTCGTTATCAGAACCGTTAACAGGCGCTTGCTCTGGTTTGTTGTTTCTCTTTGCCATTGGTTTGCGTTTATGGTTAGATATGCGTTACTGAATCGTTCGATAAGCCTCTACCCATTTACGCCCGTCGAAGTGAAAAACAACGGTAGCCTTTTTACTGGCACTCAGGTAAACAGCACCGCTCTGGCTACCAATGGTAACCGTTGCAGGGTCCCAATAAGCACCGGCCCAGCGAATTACTTTACCGGTAGATGAGTTGGTAAACTGAAACTCCAGCTCATCGCCGAGGTAAGCAGGTGTTACGCTACCTATCTTAAACGCAACACTATCAACCAGGCTGTCAAAGTATACCTGCGTATGGAATGCTGAGGGGTTAAGGGTAATAGTATCAAGCCCGGCAGCATCTTTGTTAGGCGCTACATATTTGTAGGTAAGTATGCGGTAGGTGTTATCCTTACCGGCAGATGTACCGTTGCGTGGAGTGGTTGTTTGAGCAAATACCGAAAAGGTAACTGCTACTAAGAATATCGCTATTGAAAATATCTTTTTCATTTTGCTATCTGTTTTTTAAAGGTTTATTACAATTACTACTACGCGGTTAGTGTGGTGTATAACACAAACTGGTCAGGGAAACCTATCTGGGTGTCCATCTTGAACAATCCTTTAACAAAGAACAGCTCACTGTTATTCTGCAGGCGTTGCAATTGCAGTTGGTTATCTTCGGTGCTGTTTATACCTAACCAGGTGTTACTGTCAACATCAGGCTTCTGTATAGCCAGGTAGAATGTGTTTTCAGGCAGACCGGCTACAGTTTCAATATCATAACCACGGTATTGATTGTATGCGCGTTCGTCGCTGCGTATGTTTTTGTAGGTATCAGTACGCAGAGCCTCGCCGTATTTCAGAAAATCTACATAGCTCATCACAAACTTAACACCGCCTTTACCGTATTTGCCTATCAAAGCCTGTGGCAACAGGTTGATAGCTGCGGTCATTTTATCGCGTATGTTGCTGGCGGTAAGTGCTACCGGAGTGCCTACGGTAAGGGTAGGATATGTTGGGTCGCTGGCAGCATCTAACAGCTTTTTAATTAAGCCGTCAAAGTAAATGTAGTTGCTGGCACCGGCAACCTCACCTTTGGTAGTTGGGTCAACGTTGTCGCCGTCCGGGTCATATTCAATACGTGAACGGTGGATAGCATTTTCGAAAAACTCATTCAGACGCTTCATGGTTTGCATCATCATAAAGTTTTCAGCGGTAACCGGCAACTCACGGCCTAACAGTTTAGGCTGTAGCTGCTCTGCGTAGAAGTGCTGTTCGTAATCGCGCGGGTTAAACTCGTAGTAAAGCATTATATCCAGCGGGGTCAGCTTACGGCCATCTACAGTTACGCTACCTTTGCTGGTAGGTGTAGCAGCGCGTTTCTGTATGAAGTTAGACACCTCAATACGCGGTATGGTTTTGGTTTTGCGGATTCCATCTTCAACATAGATACATCCTTTCTCTATGGTATCTGCACCAACTACGGCGCGGGTAATCATGTACGATGCAGCCGGACCGCTCCAGCTTGTATCTTGTATATCCAGCGCTTCAGGGCCGGTACGGGCAAAGCGGCTAATATCCCCGGCACCATACACCTCGGGCGTATGCAGGCCAAACAACATCAGCAGTCCGGTAAAGAAGTTCAGCGTGAACCTTATAAAGCTGGTACCTGCGTCTGATACTTTATTGCCAATAGCGCGGCCATAAAAACGCACGTTGCTTTTAAGGGTAGATATATGCACGTTCCAGGTATCATTTACATCGGGTACCAGGTTGGGCTTTTCAAACAGAGCCGCGCCGCTACCCATGCAAAGGGTTACAAGGCCTATAAAGGCTACGAATAATTTTTTTACAAAGTTTTTCATCTTTATTGATTTTGCTTTTTTACTTATTTATTGCCTTTAATTAGTATTTACCAGATTCGGCCAGTCTGTTACGCACGTTAGCCATGGTGTTGGCTACTACACTGGTTAGGGCGCGTTCGTCGGCACCATTACCACCTGTAGGCTCAGCTACTTTTACAGCTTTACCGTTAACCGGCAATGCCTCAATCATATCTTTAACCTCATCTACGGTTAGTTTACCGGTAGTAACTTTATCCAGCCAGCCATTTACAGCATCGGCTTTAATGCGGTTACTTTTTACAAAGCCATCCAGCATATTTTTACACTCCTTAGCAGTAGCCTCGGCTTTATCTTTAGCGGCTTTATCTTCGGCCTCTTTTTTCTCTTTCTGCATTTTGTCGTACTCAGCTTTTAAGGCATCGTACTCATCTTTGGCCTTTTTTAGTTTGGCTTCCAGGTCGCTGGCCTTGTTTTCGGCATCGGTTTTCAGGCGGGTAGCTTCATTTAAAGCTGTGTTAAGACGGCTGCTTTCGGTAGCTGCCTTATTCTCAATATCCTGAATAGCACGAAGTACGCTGTCTTCGGTAGCCGCTTCGTTCAGGCCCAGTTTGTTTGTTACCAGTTTAAAGTTCATGGTATTTGGTTTTATTATTGTTTTATCGTTTAATATGGAGTTAAGAACTTCGTTTCCAGCTAAATACATTGCCTTAGCGTCACCTACATTTATTAACCGCTTCTTATTCAGGCTAACGCTATTTTCCACCAAATCGCAAAAGCCGTTATCGTAAGCCTCTGGAGCCTCTATCCAGCTTGTCTTATCCATTATGCGCTTAACGTCTTGCGCCGGTTTGCCGGTTCGGGTAGCTATCATGGTAACAATGCTGTTGCGCATTGCCTCCAGCTCGTCGCCGCCGTTGCCGCCATATGGGTTGTGGTACATTAGCAGGCCATAATCGGCCATGATACGCTTGCGGCCCTGTTGGAATATTACAGCGGCTATGCTGGCGGCTATACCTACACAGTAAGTATCAACACGGGTTTCGCTTTTCAGTATGGCGTTTACAATGTTGTAGCCGTCCATTACTTTACCACCGGGAGAGTTTATCCATATCTGGATTCTCTTTTTGCCCATTGCATCTATTCGCAAAAGCTCCTCCTGAAACAAAGAACCATCAATGCCCGGACCGTCCTTCTCGTCGAAGCCGATGTGTTTATTAATAAGCATTATCGGCTCATCTGCCGAAAGGTCTACACAGTACATCTTGCAACGAAAGTAGATTGACGGTGTTGGAATGTTTAAAATGTGTGCACACAATTATTTAATAAAACTATACCAATGTTTATTATTTTCGTGCTATGATGAACTGGAAAGAGTATAAGCCAACCGGTGTACAGGCAGTAGATATGTGCGCCTCCGCTATCTACGCTCACCGTATAAAATCATTGCCGCTAAAGGCTATACACCTGTGGCCGGATATGTACAAACAGTTTTTGGGCTGGGCAGAAAAAGAAGCGGGCCGCGAACTGCAGCCGGGAGAGGGTCTTGAATTTGACACCGTTCATATTGAGATGGGCACACGTAGCCAGTCTACACCGCTTGTTCTTGAAATGTACAGCAGCAATAAGGTTGTTACTGATTATGATAAGTGGATAGCTAAAAAACAGATACAGCTAAACTAATGTCAAAGTTTCAGTTTGAGATTGTGCTAAAGAAGTTTGAGAGGGTAAAAAAAGAATTGCCCCTGCAGGTAGCCAATACAACCAAAAACTTTTTCATAAAAGAAAATTACAACAAGCAACAGTATGACGGTAAGAAGTGGAAAGAAGTAAAGCGTAAAGGAGGTAAAAGCCGTAGGAGTAACAGCGCTATACTGGTACAAACCGGTAGAATGCGTAGGGCAGTAGCCAACAGCTTAAAGAAAGCAACGTTTGACCTGATAGAGTTTAATGTTACGGAGGCTACAGCAAAAGGAGGGTTTAATTATGCGGCAGTTCATCAGTTTGGATATAGCGGAATGGTTAAAGGATATACCAGAAAAAGCAGAAGCCGGAAAAGGGGCAAAAAGGGTGCTGTTTATGTTAGGCCGCACCATGTAAACATACCGCAGCGGCAATTCATGGGGCAAAGCACAAAGCTAACCACGGAACAAATTAAAAAAGTAAGGCAGGTAGTTGATAAAATATTTGATTGATATGCCACAGATAAAAGAAATAGCTAAGGTCAAAGTTGATGGAAACAATCTATCAATGGCAGGGTTAATTGCCTTAATGGCAACAAAGCCAAAGCATATTATAAATATAGCAATTGATAGCCCCGGTGGATATATAGGTGAAAAAGAACAACCTAAAACAAGAATAAGAGTAATTAAATGAGCGGCATTAAAGCACCTATAGTAGATGTTATAAACAAGCTGAAAACATTGCAGCTACCTAACAACGCCGGCAATAGCCCCAACCTGTACTCGGCTGTGTGGAATGAACAACTGCAACGTTTAGAAGAGGGCGAAAGCTATCCGTTTAATTTACCGGCTGCGTTTGTAGAGTTGCTGATGTCAAACAACTATCAACAGTTAGGCGCTGGCATTACGGCCAGTGATTTAACGTTTCGCATTCACCTGGCAATGGAGCAAATAGATGCGGGCGACGGTGACCTGGACCAGAACCTCACCATATTTGAATACCGCGATGCTATTGTTGATTTGCTTACACACTTTGAGCCTACGGCCTGTAGTATGCTTATGCACGTAAACAACGAACAGGATTACGGGCACAACAACGTGTATGTTTATCTGATAGATTTTACCTGCCACTTTATAGATGATAAGGGCAGCAGGTACCCGGCCAACGAAAGTGCAGAAGATACAGAGCTGGTGGTTAACGCAGGTTATAACCCTGTTGAGATATTGGGAGTAACATACAGCGGAACCGCACTTGCCATTAAATACCGCGTAGCTGCATTGTCGCAACAAATAAAATTTACCATACCGGTAGCCGGTGAAGTGAGCGCAGGTACAAAGAGCGCAGGTGATTACACCTTTACACAAACAGTTACCATACCAACAGGTGAACAAACATTGACTGCTAAGGCGGTTACCGATAACTATACTACTAACCCTTACAAATTCACCGTATAATGGCACGTACCATAGCAGAAATAAAGAAATCAATACTTGATTCGTTTGCGGCCAACCCTTACCTGGTATACACCGATTCAAACGGCATTACCAGAAACATAACCGAAAACACAAGCGCATGGGCGCTGTTTGATGCGTTGGCTTTTTGTGTGGCAACGGCGCAGGCTATACTTGAGCAGTTGATGGATGCGTATGTGGCAACTATTGAGGCTATTGTCGCAAAAAGCGCAGCAGCTTCGGCCAACTGGTTACAGGCAAAGATGTTTGAGTTTCAGTACAGCGCCACCGAACCGCAAATAGTACAACTAATAGCAGGTGTGCCGCAATACCCAACCGTTAATGCTGATTTACGAATTATAGATGCGTGTGCTATCAGTACCGATGTAATGGGTAATGTAAATATTAAATGTGCCACCGGATCACCTCTGGCCGCATTAGATAATTCACAGAAAGCCGCAGCGCAAAGCTATATTAACCTGATTGGGGTAGATGGTATAAGCTATGTAATCATTAGTCAGGCACCAGATAGAATCTACATAGACGCTACTATTTATTACAATGGCATGTACTCGGCCACTATTCTACAGCAGGTTACCGATGCGGTTACCGCGTACTTTCAACAGCTTAGTGTGGAGCGCTTCGATGGCACTTTGTTAATGAGTGATATTGAGCGGTTGATTCGCAACATTACCGGAGTAAATGATGTGGTGTTGAATAATATCAAAGCCCGCAAGTTTGATGTATTGATTGCCAGTGCTACGCCGCTAATATCCAACAAAACAACATTGCAAAGGTCTTACAGCTCTTCGGCGGGGTATATGATACCAGAAGATACGGCGGGTTATACCATTGCAGATTCACTAACACTTATACCGCAGTAATGAAATTCTAC